GGGCTCCTGTTAAGTTTCTATACAAGTATTATAACAAATTGGGAATATTCGGTCAATCAACGTAATAGTGTACGGCCTGTGAGAGTGCAGACAACTTGTCCATGATGTCCCTATACACTTGACCACATTCGGCCAGTTGATCACCACTACAGGTTGCTTCGTCTATCATGGTTTCAACTTCACTAAGTTTAGCAAGAATTGCATCACGCATCTCTGACTCCTTTTTAGTTTCTATACAAGTATTATAGCAAAAACTCGATTATTGGTCAACCAAAAAAAAGCCCCGCAAACTTGCAGGGCTTTTGTAGTACTAAAGTACTACTTTTTAGAAACCACGTGTGTATGCTACTGCAACAACCTTTTGGTTGCTGTCGCCTTGCACACGGTCATACTTGACAGCAACGGTATCATTCTTGCTTAATGCATAAGCCAATGAATAACGGGCTGTGTGAGTTTGATCATTGTTTGCACTATCAAATGCACTTCTCCAACGGAAACCAACTTTGGCAGTTAAACCTGCAACACCTGGAACGGCGGCAGCGATACCTGGCTCAATTGAGTAGTATGAAAAGTCAGCAGTATTACTATACTTTTGACCATATGCGGCACGAGCATACAATCCAACTGGACCGTTAACTGTAGCGCCTGCTTCCAAGCGTGTGCTCAGAGCATTGGTACCTTCAGTCTGTGCATTCGAAAATGCTAAGTCGCCAGCGAACCCGCTGAATTCTTTCTTAACGCCCAAAACGTATTGTTGTTGTGCGGCGGCACCTGCGTTGTTAATGCGTTGGCCTTCAACAGTAAAACTGTCGGCTGCAAATGCAGTACCTGTGATGGCCAAAGCCAAAATTGCGAAGATTTTCTTCATTTAGTTTTTTCCTTTTAAAAGTAGAATGACATAGTCAATCTGTATTATATATGCGTAGTTGTATTAAGTCAATACAAAATCAACCTCAAAATAGCCAATTTGATCATGTAACTGGGTCGATTGCTGGAATTGGTGTCACTATCGGAGCACTAGGTATTTGATTGGTATTGTACAGACCAGCCGCATTCAATCTTGCATTATTGCGACCTTCACGCATGGCACCCACAATGGCCTGCCCACCTAGAATCGTGGTATCTGCAAGATTTTCTAAAAACTCAGCCGCATCTCCTGCGGCGGTGAGTAATCCGTAATTGGGCAAGTTTTGTACAAAGGCAATCACACTGTTCTTGTTACCAGGTTGCAAAAGGAAATAGTCAATACCGGCCTGACTTGTGTACTTGGCACTCAGGTTCATTAGATTGGCCATATACGTCCATGCTGTGTTCAGAGTGATCACATAAGGACTTGCACTAAGTGCGGCAATAGCCGAGTTGGCGTTGCTAATTTGTGTAATGACTCCAGCATCATTAACAGCCGACAAGATATTTACGTATGCTGTGTTAAGTGTGGCAAGGCTGCCTGCGGTCTGTAATGCATTGATTGCTGTGGTGGCTGTGTTCAATTGTGCGGCAAAGTTGTTGCTATCAAGTGCTAGTCCTAGTACATCACTAGTGGTAATAGTCCCACAAGGCCCGGTTCCAGTGGCAAATGCACTGGCAATATAATCAGTCACACTCGAATCTACCGGGGCAGTTTGTTCTTGTATCAATGGTAAATCGGCCATGGTACTAAGACCACCCAATTTGGTAGGGCTCCAAAAATTTTCATCGTCAATATCAGTACCTGGCGGAACAATAAAAGTTGCAAGAGTACAGCCTGGAGACTTTGCACGATAATATTGAGGAGTAGAGGACGGGTTAGCAGGAGTAGGGGACGGAGTTATACTTACAACATCGTTAGGCAAGTATTCTTGTGTAATGTCCCAAGGATTGTCAGTGTTACCTAATACTGTTTCGGCCAACCGTGGTAACGTTGTATTGGGTATGTTATTGATTTGTTGCAGTGCCACTTGAATGGCTTTGTTGGCCGTGGCCTGAGCAGGTGGAATAATCTTGCCCAGTTCATCACAACCTGACGCTGTGGGCAAGTAACTGTTGACTATGGGAGTGATGTTTGAATTTACTGCACCAGTTGAGTTGAAAATAGGCACAGCACCATCAGGGCTGGGTGTTTGCAATGATGCATAACTCAGTGGGAACATGATCACAGGATTCAACAAGTCATCAAGGCTGTCAATATTAGGGGTAGTCACTCCCAGTATGTCTAAAGTTTGATTGAGGGCATCACCTGATATCATAGTTGTGGCATTGTACGCCAACAACTGTAGTTTATCAAATTCATTTTGTGTAAGGCCTGTGGGATTGTTTAGACCCACACGATTATCGTTCACCAGGTCAGCAATGTTGCCAGCAGACAGGCCCATACTGATCATGGCATTTTGTAGATCAGGAATTGTGCGTCCTCGAATGCCGGCCAATGCAGATATTTGTTGTACAAGGCCAGCCGGAGTGCCATACAAATCCAACTTGCTTGTGTTCCAAAGATTGCCTTGGTTGGCTAGATCAACTCCAAAACTAGGTAAGTCAGTAGTCATACTGGCTATGTTACCTGTTACTAGATCATCCATATTAGTAAACAAGGGACCAAGATACTCATTGGCGTTTACTGAACTGTTTATATATTGATTAATTGTGTTAATATATCCTTGCATGGCCACAAAGCCTTGACCGAACTCGCCAGCATCACCATTACCGAGATAGGCCGCACATGTTTGTTCTATCAAGTTTGAAAATCCCGAAGGATCAATTGTAGATCCGTCGGCGGCGCCAAGATAGTTGATTAGATATTCGCTATTCAAATAAGGATAACTGCCTACGGGAGTTTCTGGTATGCTGTTGCCCAGTGCTGGACATACTGTGGCACCAATGCTCAACAAACTGGTCAATGTAGATTGTGTGGCAAAACTCTGTGCTTTGTAAAAACTCACCGCCGCAAGAAAGTTACTGATTACTGTGGTAGCATTGAAAGACTGAATAGCAGTGGCCAATGCGGCCGGAAACGGTTTTAGTCCTTGATTTTGCAACAAGGACACAGCGGCGGTTAATTGTAACGGACTGAGAATACTGGGCATTATCCTGCCCTTACGTCAGCACTACCACCAGCACGAGCATGTCCACAAGTGTCTGAACAACCAGCAGTAACAACGGGAACACCACCGGCTCGAACAGTGCCACTTCCTCCTGTGGTGCTGGCAGACGCATGTGGTGGGTGTGGTCGTCCCCAAGGTGCATGGGCACTCACAGGATTTCCGTTCACAGTAACAGGACTACCATTCACACGTACAGAGGCAACACCGCCGGAGACCACACCCCCTGCGCCATTTGCATCACCATCTCGTTGTACTGCTGGCATGTTATCCCAATATAAGTTTTTTGTCCGGAACTTTAATGCCTGTGGTTGCTTCGATGTATTTCATTTTAACAGCGTCTTCAGCATAGGCATAAAGTGATATGCTGTTGATATTTAGTTGTATTTCCCGCTTGATATCTGCGGTAAACAAACTGGGCACAAGTCCCATACCTTGTGGACCCGGAGCCACGCTCACAGGGTCGCTGATTGTAATCCACTCTGTGCCAGGTTTTTCTACACGGGCAATCAACTCTTCTCCAGAGTTGAGTTTGAAGGTGTACACTTGATTTTGTTCGAATTGCATTTTAAACTTTCTTTATAACGAGTTGATAATTAATCAATTTAACTTCTATATGCTTTTGAAACATGTTTACAAAAGCATCAATAGACATCTTGGGACGATCTAACATATCTGTGGCTACCATCCAAAGATAGTCATCAAAAATCATGTATCCATTCTTTTTTAGCAGTCCAAATGCCATCACAGCATCTGCTAACACTTCGTCTGCGCTGTGACTGCCGTCAACATAGATAAAATCAAATTGCGCATTTTCTGTTATCAACTCAGCCAAGGCATAAAAACTCAAAGTTGGCATGAGTCGAATTGTTTGCTCAGGTGCTTTGGCTAGGTCAGTATTGTGACGGAATACTTGCTCAATTAAGTTTGGTGCAGGCGCTTGGTCATTTCGAAAGGCACTGAGCGGTTCGTTTGCGAACGGATCTATACAAGTGATTGCGCCATCTTCTGTTAGTAAGTTTTCTAACATCCAACAAGTGCTCCGACCTTCGTGACACCCAATCTCTAGTATTGATGCTGGCGGTGAATCCATTTGTTCTTTGGTATATTCAAAATTAATCAGGCCATTTGTAAACCAATCAGCAGTAAAAAATTTATTGGTTTCAAGAGTTGGTATTTTTTCTTTCAACCAGGCCATGGTCATTGATTTGGCATCAACTGAGCCGTTTTCTAAGTTCATTAAACCCTCCTACGAGTTCTTCATCTAAAAATACTTGTGGTAATGTTCGCGCAGTTGGCACAGCGGCCAACAAGTCTTCCTTGTCCCACCCATCCTCGATATTGCGTTCTTCAAATTCAATACCTCTAGATTCCAACAATGCCTTTGCTTGAGTGCAATAAGGGCACTGATTTTTGCTCCATACAATGGCTTTCATTTTATTCTCCTTGTAGTTGTGATGTGTCGTATGTTTTGAAAAAGATATCTTTTTTAACCGGGCCGTAATCACCCGGGCCATGACGCACAATGTAGTCGTTGCCACGAGTGTATTCTAAGTTGCCCCAAGTGGCTTTAATTATACCGTCATGGTCTGCCAGTTTGGCCAGTTTGGTAACGCCGCCTTTTGGTGTGCCAGTGCCATCTCCGTTATCATCATACTTGCTGTGAAAGTTATCTGGATCCATAGGCCAGAATTCTCCTTTAGGACCCGGACCCATAATGTAGTGACCCATCTTATGCGGAACAGGACCTTCTAAAGTTTTAGTAATACCGTCCTGCTTTGCAATAGTATATGGAACAGGAATAGGCTTTTTAAAAGTTTTAAATCCGCCGTCACGAAACCATGCATCTGTAACGCCTTGGTCTTCCATTAAATTAATTAAATTTCTCATAGTTCTGGTAACTCCTCATAATCTATACTGTCGCTCATAATCCCAATCACATAGTTGGTTGATTCATTTTCTTGCAAGGCCGTCTGCTTCTTGCTGGTGTCCACGTGCTTGGTAAACCAAGGAATAGGCGTTGAACGTGGATGCTCTTCAGTGTACTTGATGCCAATTTCTTTGAGTGCATTGAATGCGGTGAAGTCCACAAAGTCTTTGAGAATGTTTGCATTAAGACCAATCACTGGACCTTTGTTGAACAAATAGTCGGCCCAGGCTTTTTCTTCACGAATCACATCCAGATACATTTGGTATACTTCGCCTTCACATTCGGCCTTGACCTCAGCAAATCTTGGATCTTCTTTGATCACCTGATTGATCAACCAACCAGTCCACTCTTTGTGTAGCATTTCATCTTGCAGGATCAACTGAATGATATTGCCATTGCCAATGAAGATACGATTCTCTACCATGGCTAAACTTGTGGCAAATGACACCATGAAGCGGAATGCTTCTAAGGCATAACTTGCATTCAGTGCCATCCAGATGGCCTTGATGTGTTCACGTTCAGGAAACTCTTCCAGCAACTCTTTGCGACAGTTGATCATGTGTAGTCGATCATAGTAATTGCCCACACTGGATGCCATGTCAACGATTTCTTGTGTGTCGTGAATTGTGTTGAACACATCCTTGGGCACATTGTAGATGTTGCGAATGATGTGACTGTAACTACGTGAATGGATATTGGTTTCAAAGAATGTCCAGTTGTAGACCAAGGCTTCCAGTTCAGGAATTGAAACTACAGGTGTAAAAATTTGACTAGGGCCACGGCCTTGCAAACTGTCTAAGGCTGTTTGACGCAAGAGGTTGCTGGTGAAGATATGTTTGACTGTATCTGATGCATCTTTGAAGTCTTGTGCGTCCTTGGTCAAGGAGATTTCTTCTGGAACCCAGAAGAAGCCACGTGCTTCTTGCTCGTACTTGACCAGTTTGTTGTATTTGACTTCTTCAAATCGTTGAATGGTTACCGGACCTGCTGGATCCAAGAACATCTTGCGACTGAGATAATCTGTTTTTGTTTTTAAATTGTATTGTTGTTTGCTCATTTGTGTTTTCCTGATGCAAGTACTATCTTGCAAATATGTTCTAATCTCTCTATGTGCTCATAGGCACGCCATGGTGTGACATCGATAGCCACAACTCCATGTCCTTTGATACCCACTATGTCGTAGGCAATATTGCCTGCTGGGTCTAGTCCCAGATTACGATGACAAGCATCAGCAAGTTCTTGACTGATAGGTGCTACGTCTCCCACATTCGGTGCCACTCGTGTATAACGATTGAGTTCTGGAAATGCATTGCTGACAGTGCTAAGGTCAATGCCGGCATGCATGGCCGCAATGCAATAGGTTGGATGCACATGAACTACTACCCTAACGTCATTACTGTGCTGACCCATTTCCTTCTGTAATCCAAAATGCAGAGGTATCTCTCCACTGGGTTTTAAGTTAGAACTGATGTCGGTATAGACTTCTTCTTGCCAATGTAGACTACTTACAATCTTAATCTTTTTGAACTGGTCCGGTTGCATGGTCTGCTTACGCACACCACTCGGAGTAATGTAAAAATGGTCACGGTCGTGATGACGTATAGAAATATTGCCATCTCTACTGGTTATCCAGTTGCGTTTGTACGCATCTACTAATATATCACAACAGGTTTCTAACATGTTAATCGTTCCAATGTCTCAATACACCTGCTATAATAAACAGATTGGTTAGTATATAGCACAACACAATTGCTGTGCGTATATAAGCAATAAGATCTGACTCAGAGTTTGTATCGCCTGCTTTGTTACCTAATGCTTTTGCCCAGAGCCGCCATATTTTATTTTTTGGTAAAAACATAAATACCTTCCCATTTTTCTCTACCTTGTTTTTTATTGTTACCAACGCCAGGTCTGGTGTTCAACATCATTTTTATGATGCCTTGATGTTGGAACCCCATCTGCTCCGCAGTATCAATCCATCTATCAACTACAAAATATTCTTTGTTGCCATAACTTTTGTAGTCGGCAATGTTGGTGGCAAACACACCATCTGAATTTAATCCTTTGTGTATATTTCTCATGGTAGGTACTGCATACAATTCAAACCAATCATCCAACGTGGTACACCTTACCATGCATTGTGTAGGCTCATCACAATACTTTTCCAAATTAAAATACGGAGGACTTGAAAATGCAAGGTCAACATCTATGGGTTCAAAATTTTCACTTGTGTCACAGTTCAATGTTGCTTTACGACCGTATGCTTCAGTGATCAGACTAGCAAGGTATTGCAAGTTAGCGAATGTTTCTGTGTTGGGATCTATGCCTGTGTAACAGTAACCCATTTTGCTACTGGTAATACCTAGCATGCGACCACCATAGCCTGCAGAATAATCATACACATTACCCCACATCACTGGACACAGATGTTCCACAATAGATCTGGCGTTTTGTGATTTGAAGTTTTGTACATTTTCACCAGTGACCAATTCAAGCGCCCGGCGCATGGCTGTGGGGTAAACTAACTTGTCACCTTCTCTAAATTCAAAACAAATACGTATGGCTCTTTTTAATTTGGCATCATCTAAAAATCTATCTCTTAAACTATTACTGCCTCGACCCTTGGGTTCTGCAGTCATCATGTTTGGAAACAAAAATCTATTAATGGTTTGTCCTTGATTATTACCTAGCCCCAACGTACTATTGTCTACTGAATTAACTTTTTTATCTCGAAAAAGTCTTAATTCTTTTATTAAGCCCGGTTCTGTAAAGTAATCTATGGGCACAAGATTTACAGACCTATATAGATCTTTAATTTTTTCAATTGTGCCTGCAGGATCTTTTTGATAAACATCTTTAGTGTATAAATCAAATTGATCATACAGATGTTCATACCCTGTGAAACGATCGCCGCGAATATTAGCAGGCTGGATGTTCCACTGTTGATATAAACGATCTATCATGTTTTTGTAAGCGGGCGTTCACGTTAAAGTTTACAGGCTTCGCAGTCTTCCTCAAGATCAAAATCAATGATTTCAAGAGGAGCCGCTTCAGCAGTTTGTTTACTACCTGCTTTGTTGATCAGGCTGTAGTAGAATGTTTTCAATCCCCAGTAGTGTGCCTGCATTAAGTTCTTGGCAATTAATGTGGTTGGTACCTTACGGTCAGCAAAGTGTGCTGGGTTATAGAATGTGTTGGTACTGATGCTTTGATCAACATAGGCCGCTAACACGGCCGCTGTTTTCAAATAACCATCACAGTCTTTCTGCGCCCACATCATTTGATACTTGTTCTTGAGTTTGTGATACTCAGGCACAACTTGTGTAAGGGAACCTGCTTTGCTTTCCTTAACGGAAATAAGACTCATGGGCATTTCAATACCATTGGTTGAGTTGATCACAACACTGGATGATTCAACCGGTGCAATGGCCATCAGTGTGGCATTGCGTACACCATATGATCTCATTTCAGCACGTAGGCCTTCCCAGTTCAGTTCAGGTGTAAAGTCGGCGAGTTCGTTGACCCCGGCGCTACGTCTCTCCCAAGGAAAGACACCTTTACCGTACCAGGTGCGGTCCGAATCTTTGCAACGGCCGCGTTCCTTTGCCAGTTCAACCGTAGCCTCTGTAAGGTAGTAGGCCTGATGTTCCATCCAAGATTTAACCTCTCCAAGAGCATCTTTGTTACCATATTGGAGTCCGCGCTTGGCATGCCAGTAAGCAAGGTTAGTAATGCCGATACCAAGCGGCTGAATTTCGTCATTCGAAAGTTGCGATTGGATCGAGAGGAAATCTTGGTAGTCAAGAATGTTACACAGCGAGCGTTGCAAAATGCGACAAGCGCGACGCATATCCTCAGGATTACGGAACGCTCCCCAGTTAATGGACCCAAGAGTGCATAAAGCAATGCGCCCATCAGCGTCGTCCAGTCGTTTGAATGGTTTAGTTGGGAGGAGAATTTCACAGCAAAGGTTACTCTGGTAAATGGTATGATATTCAGTGTCAAAGGGTCCTTGATTCTGAACATTGTCAATGAACACTAGATAGATACGACCTGTGTCCGTACGCTCTTTGAGTATGCCTGACTTGAACACTTCTTCTGCACTCATGACCTTGGTACGTAGGTCCTTGCGCTTTTCGTATTCAACATACAGTTTCTCAAAGCGTTCAGTGTTGGCATAGAACGCTTCGTACAGTTCGGGTACCTGGTTGGGATCAAAGAAAGTTATGTTTTCTTTGTTCTTGAATCGTCTCCAGAAAAATGCGGAAAGTACAACCCCATAGTCCATGTGCCGGACTCGGGTTTCTTCTGTGCCTTGATTGTTTTTAAGCACAATAAGATCATCAAACTGAAGATGCCAAATAGGATAGAATACAGTAGCACTTGCATTACGGATACCTCCTTGTGAGCATGAGCGTAAGTCACCAAACCATTTCTTCAAGAAAGGTATCATACCTGTATGCATAATCTCACCACCTCTGATGGGACTGCCTAATGGACGTAAGCGTCCAATCTCTAGACCAATGCCAGCACGTTTGCTGGCATACTTGGCCATCATCTCACCACTAGCAAAAATACTATCCAGGTCATCATCACTGCGAATGAGTACGCACGAACTGAATTGCTTAGTAGGGGTACCGAGACCAGCAAGGACGGGAGTAGCAAGGGTAAATAATCCATCA